ATGAAGGAAACCAAACAGGCCGCGGCCTCGCCGGAGGCCCGCGCGGCGCTGCACGAAGTGCTGGCGGCGTTCGAGGGCTTCAAGGCCGCCAACGACCAGCGCCTCGCGGCGCTGGAGACCAAGCGCGCCGACGTCTTGCTGGAGGAGAAGGTCGCCCGCATCGACGACGCCGTCTCCAACGCCCAGGCGCGGCTGGACCGCGTGCTGGCCGACGCGCGCCGGCCTTCCATTGGCGGTGACGCGCCGCTGGCGCGTGTCGACGAACGCAAGGCCGCCTTCGACCGCTACATCAAGACCGGCGAGACGCCCGCCCTCCTGCTGGAAGCCAAGGGCCTGTCGGAAGGCGTGGCCACGGCCGGCGGCTACGTCGCCCCGGCCGAGCTGGAGCGGCAGATCCTGCGGCGTCTCCAGGCGTCTTCGCCCATGCGCGACATCTGCCAGGTGCGCACCATCGGCGCCGGCACGTTCCGCAAGCCGGTCTCGACCGCCGGCCTGGCCGCCAGCTGGGTGGCCGAGACCGCTGTTCGGCCCGAGACGACCGCGCCCACCCTGGACGTGATCGACTTCCCGGCCGGCGAGCTCTACGCCAGCCCGGCCGCCACTCAGGCCCTGCTCGACGACGCCTATGTCGACATCGACGAGTGGCTGGCCGAGGAGGTGCAGGACGCCTTCGCCGCCCAGGAGACCTCGGCCTTCATCAGCGGCGACGGGATCAACAAGCCCAAGGGCTTGCTAGCCTACACGACGGCCGCCGACGCCTCGGCGACCTGGGGCCAGGTCGGCTATCTGGCCACGGGCGTGGCGGGGGCCTGGCCGGCGTCCAACCCGACCGACAAGCTGATCGACCTGATCTACGCGGCCAAGACCCAGTACCGCCAGAACGGCCGCTTCGTGATGAACCGCCGCACGGTCAGCGCCGTGCGCAAGTTCAAGGACGCCCAGGGCAACTACATCTGGAACGCGGCCCTGCAGCCGGGCCAGTCGGCGTCGCTGCTGGGCTATCCGGTGACCGAGATCGAGGCCATGCCCGACGTCGCGGCCAACGCCATGGCCATCGCGTTCGGCGACTTCGAGAAGGGCTACCTGATCGTCGACCGGGCCGGGGTGCGGGTGCTGCGCGATCCCTATTCGGCCAAGCCGCACGTGCTGTTCTACACCACCAAGCGGGTCGGCGGCGGGGTGCAGAACTTCGACGCGATCAAGCTGCTGAAGTTCGCGGTCAGCTAGCGGTTCACGCCCCAGACCCCCTCCGTCGGCTTCGCCGCCACCTCCCCCAGAGGGGGAGGATCCACGCAGATGCTCCCCCTCTGGGGGAGCTGTCGCGAAGCGACTGAGGGGGTCTTTCCCCCTATCCCGGAAACCCACACATGCCCCTCTCCACCACCCTGGCCGAGGCCAAGGGCTTCCTGCGCGTGGCCGACGCCGCCGAGGACGCCCTGGTGACTCTGCTGATCGACGCCGCCGAGGCCCGCGTCGCCGCCGCCACGGGCCTGGCGCTGACCCTGGCCAGCCCCGCGCCGCTGCGGCTGGCCGTGCTGGTCCTGGTCGCCCACGCCTACGAGCACCGGGACGGTTCCGAACCGCCGCCCGGCCTGGTCGAGGCTTGGCTCGCCCCGTATCGCGAGGCGCGGCTGTGAGCGCGGGTCCCGACGCGGCCATCGCCGCCGCCCTGGTCGAAGCCCTGAAGGCCGCGCCCGCCGTCACCGCCCTGGTCGCCGCCCGCGTCCACGCCGACGCCCCGCGCCGTCCGGTCTATCCGTGCGTCAGCCTGGGCCGCCAGGAAAGCCGACCGTTCGGTCCCGACACGGATGGCCTGGAGCACCTGCTGACCGTCACCTGCGCCAGCAAGTTCGGCGGCCCCGAGGAGGCTCGCGCCGTCACCGCCGCCGTCCGCGCGGCCCTGCACAACGCGCCCTTGAGCGTGGCCGGCCGCCGCCTGGTCACCCTGCGCGTCACCTATGCCGACGTGTTCCGCGCCGCCGACCGCGAGCTGTCGCTGGGCGTGCTGCGGGTGCGGGCGGTGACGGAAACCCTCTAGCGAAAGGACACTCCCATGGCCGCCCAAGCCGGCAAAGACATCCTCCTGAAGATCAGCGACGGCGCGCCGACGCCGGTCTTCACCACCGTGGCCGGCCTGCGGGCCCGCACGATCAGCCTCAACGCCCAGACCATCGACGCCACCGACGGCGACAGCGCCGGCCGCTGGCGCGAGCTGCTGGCCGGCTCGGGCGTGCGCTCGGTCGCGGTCTCGGGCAGCGGCGTGTTCCGCGACGCGGCCTCGGACGCGGCGGTGCGCGACAGCTTCTTCGCCCAGACCGCCCGGGTCTGGCGGCTGGTGATCCCCGACTTCGTGCAACTGGAGGGGCCGTTCCTGGTGGCGGCCCTGGAATATGCCGGCGACCACGACGGCGAGGCGGCGTTCGCGCTGTCGCTGGCCTCGGCCGGGGCGGTGACGTTCACGGCGATCTAACGCAGCGAGGACCCCCTCCGGCCCTTCGGGCCACCTCCCCCAGCGGGGGAGGATCTAGCCCGACCAGATGCTCCCCCTCTGGGGGAGCTGTCGCGGAGCGACTGAGGGGGTCTTTCGCAAGGAGCAAAATTCCATGCCCACCCCCAACCCCGCCCGAGGCGAGGTCGTTGTCCCGCTGGCCGGAACGCCGCGCCGCCTGTGCCTGACCCTCGGCGCCCTGGCCCGGATCGAAACCGCGCTGAACCTCGACGACTGGAGCGCTCTGCCCGAGCGCTTCGGCCGCCTTTCCGCGACCGAACTGCTGGCCGTCCTGGCCGCCCTGCTCGAAGGCGGCGGCGAGGATCCGGCGGCGCTGGACGCCGCCCCGGTCTCGATCCCCGAAGCCGTCGCGGCCGTCGCCTCGGCCCTGGCGGCCTGCGCATGACGCCCCGCTGGCGGGCCGCCCTGCGCCTGGCGACCCTGGGCCTGGCCATCCCGCCGCAGGCGTTCTGGCGGCTGTCCCTGGCCGAGTGGCGCGCCCTGACCGAAGCTCCGGCCGCGCCCGTCCTGAGCCGCGCGGCGCTGGACGCCCTGATCGCCCGCTTCCCTGATGAGGAGATCCCATGAGCGACTTCGACTTTCCAATGGGTTCGGGGGACGGCCTCGAGACCGTCCCCGCCCGCGCGACCGAGGCCGCCGCGGCCCTGGCCGCCCTGCGCGCGCCCGCCGAGCAGGCGGCCCGGGCCATAGACGAGGCCTTCGCCAAGGCCGGCTCGGGTCTGGCCCGCTCGCTGGCCCACGCGGCGGCCGACGGCAAGGTCAGCCTGGCCGAGCTGGCGCGGGCGGTGATCGAGGCGGTCTCGGCGGGCTCCGGCGAGGGCGGGAGCGGCCTGGCCCAGGCCCTGGCCAACGCGGTCAGCTCGCGCTTCTCCGGCGCCCGGGCCGACGGGGGCCCGGTCTCGGCCGGCGGCGCCTATCTGGTCGGCGAGCGCGGCCCCGAGCTGTTCCGCCCGGCGTCGGCCGGCGCGGTCGAGCCGCTGGGCGGCGGCGGGGTCAACGTCACGATCAACGTCCAGGGCGGCGACACGGCGCGGCTGGCCCGCTCGGACGCCCAGCTGGCCCAGGCCCTGGCGCGAGCGGTGAGTCTCGGGGCGCGGAGACTATAA